TGGTTAATGCAAATATATAACTAATATATAGCCGTGATAATCACTATCAAGGAGTTCCTAATATGTTGACAGGTAAACAATTTGTTGCCAAAATCGTAGAAGACAATCAAGCTCTTTTCGATGCTAGCAGAATGAACGTAAGAGCTTACTTCGAAAGCAAACCCAGCCAAGAAGAATTAGTCAAGCACTTTATTGGTCGTATGGTTAACGAACGTATGAACATGGTTGAAATCAGCAAACAAGTTGCTGAACTAGGTCCAGACGCAGATCCAGTAGAACTACAACTATTAACACAACAGGCTCACGATGAAGCTGTTCACTTCCGTTTAGTTAAGGAAGTTATCGAGCACATTCAGGGCAGCTCGGTTGATGTTAGTGCTGCTATTGCTGCTGAAGCTGCCAAGCCCACAGCCAAAGGTGCTGGCTTGTTAGCCAAATATGAAGCAAGTTCAGACCCAGCTGCACTGGCCGCTTATCAGTTAGTAGCCGAAGGTCGTGCCGAAGCTGTATGGCAAGAAATGGCTGATTGCATCGAAGACGAGTTTATCAGCAAAGCCTATGCTAAGATTGCCAAGGACGAAGGATTCCACAGCAAGATTGGTGCTCGCAAATTAGAAATGTTAGTTCAGGATGAAGGTTCACAACTTCGTGTTAATGAACTAGTAGCTAAAATGCGTAAAGATCTATTTGAAATCAGTTGCATGAACACTATGGCTGCACCCGCTGCCAAGGATCTAGTAGCTGAAAAGTATGGTTGGTAATTTGTAGTTTACTATATGCAGGGGCTAGTCCCCTGCTTTTTATGAGAGGAAGAAATGAAAAAGTTATTAGCAATATTAGCACTTGTACCCGCACTAGCATTTGCTTGGCAACCCACTAAGCCTGTAACAGTATTATTCCCCAATGGTCCAGGTGCTGGCAATGAAATTAGTTTTAGAATGGTCGCAGCAGAAGTTACAAAGAAAACCGGTGTACAATTTAATGCACAACACATGGGTGGTGCAGATGGCAATATCGCCATGAACCACTTTGCTACACAGGTAGCCAATGATGGCCATACTATTGCCATGCCAGCTTGCCAAAGCACCTGGGTAGCCAGCGAAATTTGGTATGCTAACATGGTAAAATTCAATGTAATGGATTTTGTACATGTTCTTAATATAGGCAAAGCACCATTGGCATTTTACGCATCAACAAAGAGTTCAGTGAATACACCACAGGATCTAATCAGAGAAGTTAGAGCAGGCAACAGGCCTATTAATTTTGCTGTTGGCGGTGCCGCACATAAACTTGCAGTTGAATATTTTGTTGATCGTGTAAAGACAGGTAAGGACACTGTTGAAACAAGTTTGTACAAAGGCCCAGCACAGGCCATGCAGGATGTTCTTGGTCATCACCAAGAGTTTGGTGTATTTCCTATTGCAGTAGGAGGCCCATTAGTTAAAGATGGTCGTTTAAAACTAATAGGTATAGCAGGCGAAACCACTATGCAGGGTTTTGAATCTGCTCCATTAATGAAAGACCATGTACCTGGTCTTAATGTTTACGCCTGCTGGAATATGGTATTACCCAAAGGCACAGCACCTGAAGTTGCTCAATGGTACAGAGATCAATTCACTTCAGTCATGCGTACACCTGAAATGAAAGCCAAGTTTGATCAAAACTTTATGTTCATGACACCAAGAGAATGGACAGAAGAGGGACTTCGTGCCAGTGTAACTGCATTACGCAATCAATGGCAACCATATGTAAGGAAAATTAAACCAGAATGAAGATTGGACTCAGCTTAGAAGTTACCCGAGTGCTACGTAATACGTGGCATTCAGCTATCAATCACGAATGGTATGAGTTTTTAAAGGGGCACGAAATCTGCCCCTTTATTTGTTATGACACATATGATGTAAGAGATTATGACTTAATCATTCTGTGCGGCGGAAACGATATGCCTGATATTAAAACTTGGCGGGACAACAATTATCCACAACGTGATAGATTTGAAAAGAAATTAGTAGAAGACTGCGTAGAACATAAGATACCTTTGGCAGGTATATGTAGAGGCAGTCATTTTATTAACTTCACCCTCGGTGGTACACACAGACTAATGGATACGCCATATGACGGTGTTGAAGTAAAATTAGATCCTTTTACAGTGACTTGTCATCATACTATAACAATAGACAAGTTGGCACCAAATTGCCAACCATTGCTAACTGATAATCAAGGTATCATAGAGCTCTATAAACACCAATCGTTGCCAATTACAGGCATAGGTTGGCATCCCGAAAGGACAGTGAATAAGCACACAAGACAATACGTTTTAGATATTATAATGTAGCATCTTCCATACCGGCAGTACGAAGTTTTACTACATTACTTAATTGCCATTGTTTAATATCTAATGATTTTATAATGCCAAGCCATTTATTACGTAGAAGTGCAAACTCATTGATGATTTTTTCATAGTCAACTACGTCTGCTTCACCTTCTACGTATTTTTCACAATCTCTACTGCTAAGAGCTCTTTGATAATTTTCAAGATACTTTCTAAAATATTGACTTTTTAGTCTACGTAATTCAATATTCAAATATTCAAGGATAGCTTCAATTTCTTGTAACTGATTAAATCTGTTTTCTACTATTCCGGGCATATTAGCAGCAGCTTTTTCTATGTTACCTGTAATTTTACAGTCAACCTTAGCTGCCTGTAATTCTGCTTCATAGTATGCTACGGCATCCGGAATATATGAAACATCCTTGGATATTTTAGTATACCAGTTCAATTATTCCTCGTCGTAATCCCAATTATCCTCAATATCTTCGGCCTCTTCTTCTTCAAACTCATCAAAGTAGTATTCAATTGCCTCATCAAGATATTCGTCACCGCCCAGAGCACTTCGTAAAGTATTATCATCAATACCATTATCTACAAGTGTATCAACGAATCTACTAGCAGCAGTTTCAATTTGCTTTTTGTCAAGGTATTCTTTAAGACTATTCCAAATATCTATAATTAGATCTTCACTCATCTACAGTTTCCTCTTCCTTAGGTTCAATAGCAATTACTTTATGATTGTCATAATCTGCCATTATCATATCTAATTTATCATCTTTCCATTCTTTTCTGTAATATAAGTGCTCAATACCTTTAGAATCAGTAAACCTTAGTCTATTGCCCTGTTGCACTAAGAGACCTTGTTTTTCAAACATATCTACAAGACCACTATATGGATCCATACCTGTGGAGTAGGGAATCTTGACCTGAACACTCTCAAATGGTTTAGCATAGCGAGTTTTCATGATCTTGCAGGCTGAACGAATACCTAATACATCACTGACCTTGTTGCCGTCTTCATCCTCTTTGAGTTTGAGTTTCTTCATAGCAACTACAATACTTGACGCATAGATAAAGCCTTGACCTCCTGAAATCTTATCATCGGGATCAAACATGTCCTGACTAGCATAGGTATGATTAGTAGCAACAAGTCCTACATTATGACTGCCAAACATATTGACACAATTGCGAACCAGTGCTGTCAATGCCTTAGGCTTACGGCCCATGTCGCCTTTTAGGTCACCTTTGTCAAATTGATCTACATCTGTAGGTGTCATTAACATACCTAGGCTGTCTACTACAAACAATACCTTAGGTCTGCCATCTTCTGGCATAGTACGGTATTCTTTCATGAATTCGCTAATAGTCTTAGCTACATCATCAATCATGGCCATATTAAGTTTTAACAACTTATCTTCTGATACATCAACATCTAAATTAATTAGCCATTCTTTGTCCAATGCATTTTCAGAGTCAACAAGGACTACAAAAATACCTTGTTTTTGGGCGTGTTTGATAATATTGCCAGAACAAATATATGATTTACCTGCACCAGATTCACCTGCAAATACAGTAACTTTGCCAAGTGGTACACCTTTGTTAAAGTCGCCACTAATTAGATAATTTAAAGCATAGTTACCTGTTGATACCCAATCAGTGGGATCATTAAAGCCTACACCGAGGCCTTCAATACTTTTTGTTAATGTTTTACGAAATTTACTTAAATCAAATGGTTTATTTGCCATAGAGAGTTCCTTTGCCTAATAGGGGGCTCAAGGCCCCCTTGTATATATTATTGCTTTTGTTGACGAGAACGAATCATTGCCAAAATATCTTCGGCTTTTGAATCACTAGCTTTTGTGCTAGGTTTAGTGTCTTCATCGTCTGCTACAGGTTGACGAGCTTGAGCTGGTCTTGCAGGAGGTTCGTCATCTACCATTCCTGAATTCGGATCACCAGTTGATGCACTCATACCTGCTGGCCTGAAATATTGACCCCATGCTTCTTTATCAAATGCTTCACCATCCACACTGGCTTGGAACATTTCTTTAATTACACGAAGTTCAACATCTCCTGGCTTTTTAGGAAGGAAATCTGCAAGATTGAACAAACCAAAGTTCTTAACTGCGGCTTGCTCGTCGTCAGTTAATGCACGTTCTCTACGGCTCCATTTGCTGGTGCTGTAATCTGCGTAACCACCTTTACTAGTTTTAGCAAGTTTAAAGTCAACGCCATGCACAAAGTCTGTGGGTAGATCTTCCATTTCTGGATCCATTAAGGCTCCACGAATAAGTTGGAAGATTTGAGGACCAATAATAAATCTACGGATAGGATTCTCTGGAGGATTTTCTTCTTTAAGAGGATCGTTAACCACAAAACCTTGGAATACAAAACTACGCTTCTTCCAATATTTGCGACCTAGATCTTCAAGACTCTTGTCTTTAAACCATCCCCTAACTTCTGATAGGATAGGACAAGTCTCTCCATACATTTCCATACAAGGTACCTGTACCTGTACCGGACGGCTATCTGCTTCACCTTTAATACCGGCGAAGGGGAGTTTAATCATGAGTCTTTCAACCCAGAAAAAAGTGTTATCAGAATTGCCATCTGAAAGAAAGCGGAATACTGCTTCTTTGCCTTCGTCCATGTTCCAGAACGGATAGATTGCTTTATCGCCGCCTGATGTACTATTGCCTGTACCTTTGTTTTCTTGTGCCATTAGTTTTGCACGAATTTCAGCCAATGTTGCCATAATGTTTTCTCCTTATATTTGCCTTATGGTTGTGCCTAAATAAAATCAGCACATACAGTTAAGTATATGCTGAAGTATTTATAATTGCAAGCTAAAAGGTTGCTATTATTGATTTATTTTTGCCAAGCCTGCTAATTTTAAAACATTTGCCAATTCAGAATTTTCTGCCTGAATTTCAACTTTTTCTTTGCCTTGGATAAGATTCATCATGTGTTCTTTAGCTAATTGAACAGCTTGGTCACCAAATTTTTCGTTTACTGCTATCATAACACCAGTAGGACCTTTTGGAAATTTTCTTGTTGTGTAATCAAAGAAACTTTCAACAAACTGTTTTACATCTTCCATAGGATTACCTGTATCTGGCAATGGCTTATCTTTTTTCTTTGCTGTTACATTATCTTCTTCATCAATGTCTTTCTTAAAACCTTTATTTGGAATCCATCCTGCAATAGGTTTACATTTACATTTACCAGGAGCACAGGTGCAATTTGTCATGCCGCACTGTGGGCATCTTTCTTTGCCTTCCGCCACACCTTGCTGTTTAGGTTCTTTCGGTTCAAACTTTGTGGGACCATAGTCAGTGTAGCCCACAGCAGTTTTGGTACCCTTAGGGCACTTGCCTCTCTGATGCTCACCTTGACGCTTGCCACAGTGTTTACATACAGGAGGTTGTGAGCCTTCCGCCACACCTTTACCTAATGGACTTTTTGGTGGGACATATTTCTTACCTGTTCGAGGATCTACTCTCTGTGAGGGATGTGTTCCATACTCCGAGACACCTTGCCTCTTGGTTCGTGTTTGTTTTTCGGTATAGGCTACAGCATCTTCCAATGCGGCTAAACCTTTCTGTTCAGAGTTCTTGCTCATACCAGTGTCGTATAGTTCATCACCGTTATAGATACGCACCTGCCAACCCATTCCGGTATCAACTAAGTCGTGTCTAAAGTTGCCTACCTTAACAGATTTTACTACATTTTTTCCTGAGCCTTCCGCCACACCTTGCTTACTATCAACAAATTTTTTGAATTGTTCAACTGTAGTGCCTTTAGGTAAACTATGCTCTTTGCCGTCAGGACCTATAGCACTATAAAATTTAACATAACGGTCATCTTCTGTTTGAGTTTCAACAGCAAACTTGTAGCCTTTATATGTATCTAGTATATCAGTTTTAGTGTCGCCTAGTCCTTCATCTAATTCTTCTGACTTAGCAGTTTTTGCTGCATTTTTCCAATCTTGTTCAGAAGGAGCTTTTGGATGGTTTTTGCTTCTGCTGGTTCCTGCCTTCTTACGCTTATTAACATAATAATATAGACCTTTTTTCTGTTCTTCGCTTAGTGTAAAAAAGTCTTCAAATCGAAGCCCAGCTTCATGCATAACATCTGCTAATATCAGTGTCTCCCCGTTATGTACAAATTCTGTAACAGGAGTTGCTCCTTTTGAAATTAACTTACGCACAGTTTCTTCAAAAGGATTACGAGCGAACTCTGGATTAATGTTTTCTAAATTTTTAGTATATTCATCAAATTCTGGTGCTTCAGTTTTTACCAAATCTGCATTATCAACGTCTTGTTGTTCATTTGCAATATCACTGAAGTCTAATGTCTCAATAGGACCTTCAACTAGGTTATATAAGAACGGGAATACATCTTTAAGTTCTTCATTGAATGTTCTTAATGTAAGTTTGTCTACCCAATCATTTACTAACTCTGAAGGTATTTCTTTTGCTTGGGGAGGTTGATAATTTGTTTTGAAATCTGTATAACCAGATTGAGTTTTTATGTTATGTAATTCATTTTTAATGTTTTCAATTCTGTCCAAAACTCGTGTGGTTAAATCATTGAATGCTTCACTGATAGGAGCGTGCCTTTGCACATAGTTTTTAAAATGACGTAGTTTACCAAGCTCTTCACTTAATCTGTAGATGTGTTTACCGATTTCATCAAATGTGTTACCACCCTCACTTACGTGACGTGCCATAGCACGAGCTGCTCCTAGACTGCCTGCGAACTTAAACCGTTCACCTTCTACATTTTCAATATAAATGCTTTCAATGTTTAGGCTACGTCCTTGTGGTAGATCTATATTAATTGGTTGGCTATGTTTTATAACAATTTTGGCATTGCCTATATCTTGCCAGCTTGTTCTATTTGTACCATAGAGTTTGCTTTCGGCCATTTTAATTTCTCCAGTATTCTTTGCTAGATAAGAGTAATCTCTTTTCTCTAAATTATCTTTATCAATTTCCCTAGTGTCAAAATTATCAAAACCATTTCTACGAGCAAATTGTCTTAAACTTCTCAGAAACGTATACCAATTATCTAACACTACTTTATTTTGTCCGGTTAACATTCTAGGACTAAAGATTACATAAAAACCTTGTTTTTCAGTATCATCTTCAGAATCGTTTTTTATCTGTATTGTTACCCGTCCTAGCTCAACACCGTTAGCTTTATACCCAAAGTCAAAAAATCTTGCCTGTTTAGGTTTATTGGTTATAGCAGAATTTTCGTCCCCTAATGATACATCAGGAAAACGTGTTCTTAACTTACCAAAAAGTTCTGCGGCGACGGCGTCTAAATTTAGTTCCATAAGTGTATTTATTAAAAAGCACTGCTTATATAAATCGGCATAGGTGGTTCAAAATCCTCATCCTCTTCACCTAATTTATTGCTTAATGAATCATAAACACGTTGATCCCAATCAGCTAGTACTTGGCTCATTCTAACAATTAACAGACAGGCACTGACTAAATCGTCAGTTTCTTCCATTTTACCCTTGTAAGTAATACCTTGGGCAATGAAATTTTTTAATTCACTAATTAAAAATTTACTGTTAATTTTCATTTTATTGGATTCAACTAGGTATTTAAACCTACTACAAGCTGAAATTTTAGTTTTATGAGTAGTATTAAATCCTTTGCG